CTGAATTAAAATTATCAAAAACTGAAGTATTAGAAGCAGTTGAATTGTCAAATGATAACATTGAAGTTTTATCACACAATCCAGAAGCTACTAATGAAGTTAAAATGAATTTATATTCTAAAAAAAGACAAGCTACAACATTTGATGTAGTAATGAGTAAATTAAACAAATAATAAAAATAAAAATTAAATAAAAAATGGCTACAACAACAAGTATTACAACAACCTATGCTGGTGAGTTTGCTGGAAAGTATATCTCTGCTGCATTATTATCTGCTTCTACTATCGAAAATGGTGGTATTGAAGTAAAACCAAATATCAAGTACAAAGAGGTTATCAAGAAAATTGCAACTGACGGAATTGTTAAAAATGCAACTTGTGATTTTGATGCTACTTCTACTGTAACATTAACTGAAAGAATTATTACTCCTGAAGAATTCCAAGTAAATTTGCAATTATGCAAGAAAGATTTCCGTAGTGATTGGGAAGCTGTTCAAATGGGTTATTCTACATTTGATACTTTGCCACCTTCATTTGCTGATTTCTTATTAGCACACGTAGCTGCTAAAGTTGCTGAAAAAACAGAACAAAACATTTGGAAAGGTGTTACTGCTAACGCTGGTGAGTTTGATGGATTTGTAACACTTGCTACTGCTGATGCAACTGTTTTAGATGTAGCTTCTCCAGCTTCAGGTGGTGTAACTGCTGCTAATGTAATTGCTGAAATGGGGAAAGTAGTGGATTTAATCCCTGCTGCTTTGTACGGAAAAGAAGATTTATACTTGTTTGTTTCTCAATCAGTTGCTCGTGATTATGTACGTGCTTTGGGTGGATTTGGTGCATCAGGTTTAGGTGCTAATGGTACAAACAATATGGGAACACAATGGTGGAATAATGGTTCACTTTCTTTTGATGGTGTTAAAATCTTTGTTGCAAATGGAATGGCTAATGATTATATGATGGCTGCACAAAAATCTAACTTGTTTTTTGGAACTGGTTTATTAAATGACCAAAACGAAGTTAAGTTAATTGATTTATCTGACCTTGATGGTTCTCAAAACGTAAGAGTTGTAGCAAGATTTACAGCAGCAGTTCAATACGGAATTGGTTCAGAGATTGTACTTTACACTCCTGCAGCATAATCATAAATAAATAAATTTTAAAAGGGTGGTGGAATAAACACCACCTTTTTTTTTAACTTTAAAAAAATATAAATATGGCTTGTGATATTAGTTTAGGTAGATTAGAACCTTGCAAAGATAGCAATGGTGGATTAAAAGCAGTTTACTTTGTAAATTGGGATGAACTTGGTGGAGTTACTTATGGAACTGGTGATAATACAGATGCAATAGAAGAAAACAATTCTGATACTCCAGTAAATGCATATAGATATGAGTTAAAAGGTACTTCATCTTTTACTCAAACAATTACATCTTCAAGAGAAAATGGTACTACATTCTTTCAACAAGAATTAGCATTGACTTTGAAAAAATTATCAATAACAGATAACAAACAACTTAAACTTTTGGCTTATGGTAGACCACAAGTAATTGTTGAAGATAACAATGGTAATTTATTTTTTTGTGGATTAGAACACGGAATGGATGTAACAGGTGGAACTATTGTAACTGGTGCAGCTATGGGTGATTTGAGTGGGTACACTTTAACACTTACAGGAATGGAACCAGTACCAGCAAACTTCTTGTTAAATAGTTTATCTGCAAGTAATTTTAACGTTATTATTACAGATTAATAATTGTTTTTTTGTTTTTTAATTAAGGGGTGTTTAGGCATCCCTTTTTTATTTTAATCCTATATTAAAACAATTTCAATATACTTTTATTTTTAAATAAAAAGAAAATGATAATTCTAAAAGAGCAAGTAGAAGAACAATCATTGAAATTCATTCCAAGACAATATTGTGCAACATCAATAGTTTTGGTAAATGAAATGACAAATGAAACTACTACTATATCATCTGATTTTTATATAGATGGTTATTATCTATTTACAACAGCTACATTTGATTTAAAAGAAGGTAATTTTTATACTTTATCTATTCTTAACAATACTGATGTAGTTTATAAAGACAAAATATTTTGCACAAATCAAGTTATTGCTAATTTTTCAATTAACGATGGTCAATATGTAGCAAATCAAACAACTAATGATTATATAGTTTATGAGTAATTCAAATATTTCTATTGTAAATTTAAGTGCTTATACAAGCCCTAAAATACAAGAAAATAAAAAGCAAGGTTACATTGAATATGGTGATGATAATAATTACTTTCAGTTTTTAATTGATAGGTTTTTATATTCAACAACAAATGGTGCTATTATTACTGGAATATCAAATATGATATATGGTAAAGGTTTAGATGCTTTAGATGCATCAAGAAAGCCAAATGAATATGCACAAATGAAAACTTTGTTTAAGCCAGATATGTTGCGTAAAGTATGTTTAGAACGCAAACTAATGGGTATGGCTTCTATGCAAATAGTAAAGCAAAAGAATAAAATAGTTAAAGTTGAGCATTTTCCAATACATACATTAAGAGCAGAAAAATGTAATGATAAAGGAGAAATAGAAGGATACTTTTATGCACCAGATTGGAGTAAGGTTAAACCATCAGATGTATTGAAAAGAATACCAGCTTGGGGATTTGGTAATGGTAATGAAATAGAAATAATGGTTATTAAACCTTATTTACCAATATTTCACTATTATACACCAGTTGATTATAATGGTGCATTAGATTATGCAATGCTTGAAGAAGAAATATCTGTTTATCAAATTAACGATGTAAAGAATGGATTTAGTGGTACTAAAGTTATTAATTTTAACAATGGTATTCCAACTGAAGAAATGCGTGACCAAATTAAAGCAGATGTTAAAAACAAACTAACTGGTTCACGAGGTGATAAAGTAATTGTAGCTTTTAATGCAAATGCTGAAAGCAAAACAACAGTTGAAGATATACCATTAACAGATGCACCAGCACATTACGAATATTTAAGTAATGAATGTTTTAATAAGTTAATTGTTGGTCATAGAGTTACTTCACCTATGTTGTTAGGAATTAGAAATGGTGATGGTGGTTTAGGTAACAATGCTGATGAAATTAAAACTGCTACTTTATTATTTGATAATATAGTTATTAAACCATATCAATATGAAATAATAGAAGCATTAAATGAAATATTATTTTACAATGAAATAAGTTTAAAATTATACTTTAAAACTATTCAACCATTAGAATTTACTGAATTAGATAATACACAAAATGCAGACCAAGTAAAAGAAGAAACTGGTTTAAGTTCTCACACTTGTTTATCTTCAGATATTGCAGATGCTTTAATTGCAAAAGGTGAACAATTAGGTAATGAATGGACTTTAGTTGATGAAGTAGAAGTTGATTATGACAAAGAAGATGAATATGATGCTGAAATTGATTTTATAAATGAAAATAATAAAAAGAGCAAAAGTGCATTATCTAAAATATGGCAATTTGTTTCAACAGGAACTGCAAGACCAAATGCTAAAAGTCCAGAACAAGATGAACTTATTGATGGTGTACAATTCATAACAAGATATGTTTATAGTGGTAATGCTACTGGTCAAAGAGAATTTTGCAATAAAATGATTAATGCTGATAAAGTATATCGTAAAGAAGATATTATTGCAATGGAAAGTCAAGCAGTAAATGCTGGTTTTGGAAAAGGTGGTTCTGATAATTATTCAATTTGGTTATATAAAGGTGGTGCAAGATGTGAGCATAAATGGTTACGTAGAACTTATGCAAATTTTGAAGGTGTTAAAATAGACCCAACAAATCCAAATGCAAAAGCTATTAGTTCTGCAACTGCTGAAAGATATGGTTATAGAATAAGAAATGAAAAAGAAGTTGCTATGAAACCAGCAGATATGCCAACAAAAGGTTTTACACAAGAGTATTGGGATAAAATGGGATTTACAAATTAAGGATATGCAAGCATTATTTGTTACAAGAGATGATATTGTTAGGTTTACAGCATTAAATGGAAATATTGATGTAGATAAATTTGTTCAATATATTAAGATTGCACAAGATACACATATACAAAATTATTTAGGAACACAATTATTTAATAGACTAAATGATGATATTGTAAATGATGACTTAACAGAACCATATACAACGCTTTTAAGCAAGTATATTAAGCCAATGGTAATACATTGGTCAATGGTAGAAGCTTTGCCGTTTTTAGCTATTACAATAGCTGGAAAAGGCATTTACAAACATACATCAGAAAATGCTACAAATGTAGAAAAGAATGAAATTGATTTCTTGGTAGAAAAAGCAAGGGATATTGCACAACATTACACAAATAGGTTTATAGATTTTATGTGTTTTAACCAAGCAGATTTTCCTGAATATAATGCTAATTCAAATGGTGATATGTATCCAGATAGTTCAGCTTATTTTACAGGTTGGGTACTATGATAAATAAATATAAACCAAAACAATCTAACATTAAGAAGTTAGAAATATTTTTAAAAAAAATAGAAAACAAAAAAGATGGGATTAAATTTTCAAAATATTAAAGGAGATACATTTGAGCAAGTAACTTTTGAGTTACTATTAAACGAAGAACCATATAGTTTAGAAGATGCTATTATTAGAATGCAGTTGCGTAAAGAATATGGTGGTATTCCATTTTTATCTTTAACTTCAGTTGATAATGCTGGAATAACAATTACAGATGATGTAAATGGGCATTTTAAAATTAATGAACAAATAATTGATATTTGTGCTTTTAATTATTTATATGATATAGAAATTGAATTTGGTGATGGTACTGTTAAGACTTACATAAGTGGTAATTTTCTAATTAAAAACGATGTAACAAGATAATGAGTGATATTATAGATATAAACGTAGGAGAAACTATTGAAGAAGTTACTATTAATGTAGTTGATAATCTAATTACAGTAAACATAAATAAAGTAACAGGTGGTGGCGGTTCACAAACACTTGCAGAAACTTTAGTATTAGGTAATATTACTGATGGTGAAAATATAAGTATTTCAAATGGTGATGCTATTGTTTTAGATAATGGTTCAATGCTTAAAAAAGGAACTATTGATGCTGGAAATGGTGGTGCAAAAGGTATATCACAAATTTGTGGTGTAGGATATGAGCATAAATGGGAAGCTGGTAGACTTTATATAATGAATGATGGTGGTACTATTATACGTGAAGTATCACATAATCTTACATATACACCAACTGCAACTGATGATGTAACTAAAGGTTTTGTTCAAAACACAAGATGGATTTTAGATAATGGTGATGTTTATGTTTGTACTGACCCAACAGAAGGTGCAGCAGTTTGGGAATTTATAACTGGAGCAGTACCTACACTTCAACAAGTTACTGA